CGTGCGTCCGTGGCTGCCTGCGGAGTTTGTTTTAACAGCCTGATTCTACAGCGCGTTCAGGCGCACGCAACCTCCCCAATTGGATTTGGACGAATAACCCGGGGTGAAGGGGCGCAGCCGCGCGGGCACATCTCCGATCAGGATGGGTTGAAAACTCTCGGGGTCGGTGCGCGTGGCCTCGATGCGCTGCACGCCGGCCATCTGCTCGGCCCGGTCGATGCGAAACCGCCCGCCGCCCCTGGCCTGCGGCAGTTCGATCACGTCCCCCGCCCCGAGCCCGATTTTCGAAGGCGGCAGCGTCAGGCGCAATGTGTCCACCGACAGCCGCGCCTCCGACAGCCAGCGTTCCACCACCTGCCGCCCCTCGGCCCGCGTGAGGGCCAGCGACAACTCCGACATCGCCACCGCGTGGGTGGCCTCGTCGGGCAGGATCGCCTCTTCGGCCACCGCCTCGTAATCTCCATCCGCCTCGACAAAGCGCAACCGCACGCGGCCTGCAAGCTCGATATCGCTGCTGCGCGTCTGCTCGATCACGCCGCCAAGCTCGGGGTCGCGCACCAGCCGCTCATGGGCAAGCGTGGCATCCGCCCGCCCGTCGCGCGCGCAAAGCCCGAGGGTGCCCTCGCGCTCGACCGCGTCCACGCCATAGGCCAGCAAAAGCGGCTGAAGTGCGGCGCGCGCCGTCCCTACCTCGTCCACCACATAGCCGCGGACAAAGCGCGGCGCGCGCCCGGCCTCGACCCCCGAAATCCCCGCACGTCCCGCGATCTCGGCCACCACCTCGTCCAGTCTTCGCCCGCTCACCCGGCCCGTGATCCAGTGCCCGCGCGCGTAATTCCCGCCATCGGACCACAGTGCGGCATTGGCCGGAAACCACGGATAGGGCCGCGCGTCCCACGCCCAGGCACAGGCGTGATCCATGTCGATCATCGGCCCTGCATACACCTCGGACACCGGGTTGCGCGCGGGGTCCGTCCAATAGCCGGTCATCGCGCGCAGGTATTGCAGTTGGATCATCTCGTCGCGCGCGCCGGTGGAATGGCGCGGCAGGCGCGATTCGGATGACTTGGGATCGAGGAACTTGTTGGGCTGATTGGTGCCCTTGTCCACCGCCGCACAGCCATATTCGGTGAATCGAATGGGCTTGGATTGCGGCACCCACGCGGTCGGCGCGGGCGCGCGCACGCCTCCAACCCGGTCGAAATGGCGGTTCGCCCACCAGCCGCGCAAATCCTTGAACCGCCACACCCACGGCTCATCATGGGCGTCGTCGGTGATCGGCACCCGCCGCTGCGCCGCGCGTGCCTCGGGGCCGGGATAGAACCAGTCATAGCCTTCGCCACCCTCGATATTGGCTTGCAGGTAATCAAGATCATGGATCGACGGCCAGTCCTGCGCATCAAGATGCCCATCCCCCTCGCGCCAATCCGACAGCGGCATGTAATTGTCGATCCCGACAAAGTCGATATTGGCATCCGCCCACAACGGATCGAGGTGAAAGAACCGGTCGCCATTTCCCGGCTGATAGCCGAAATATTCCGACCAGTCGGCGGCATAGCTGATCCTGACATCCGGCCCCAGAAGGCTGCGCACCTCTGCGGCCAGCGCGATCAGTTCCGCCACCGCCGGAAAGCTGTTTCCCGCGCCCCTGACCTGCGTCAGGCTGCGCATCTCCGACCCGATGCAGAAGCTCTCGACACCCCCCGCCGCGGCGCACAGCGCCGCCTGATGCAGGATGAACCGGCGATAAGACCACTCGTCGGGGCCGCGATAGGCCACCGGGCTGCGCTTCACCGCCCCGCCATAGCTCAGCAGGTCGCGCGCGCCCGTGCCCGGCACCGCCACCGGCACCGCTGCCACCGGCGTCACGGTGAAATCCGCTGCCCGCGCCGTGCCAAAGAACGCCGCCACCTCGGCCGCCGCCGCCGCCGTGCCGTCGGGGCTGCCCGCCTGCCCCGGTGCCTGCGAGGTGGTGATCCGCCCGCGCCAGGGCAGAACCGGCTGATCGCCCGCGTCGCTCCACGGATCGGGCAATCCGTTGGCCTCCAACTGCGTCATCAGGACGAACGGGTAATACAGCACATCCTGCCCCGCCTGCCGCAGCGCAAGGATCGCCTCCACCACCGCCTGATCGGCGGGCGTGCCGCCATAGACCTCGCGGCCATCACCGTCGCGCGGCACCGCGTGCGCCGCCGCCCGGCCAAGGCCCGATACCGTCCACGGCATGTTGGCCGAATCGAACGCCGTTTGCTCCACCATCGGGCGGATTTGGCAGTCACCACAGCGCAGGTCGTCGCCGAACCAGCTTACCACCAGCGACGTGGCCCGCACCCCCGGCAATTCGGCGCGCAACGCCTCCAGCGACACAGCGAAATCGCTGCGCGCACCGGGCGTGTTGACATTGGCCAGCCCCTTGGATCCGAACCCGAAATCCATCGTCACCGGGCTCATGGCCAGCGCGTATTCGCCGGTGCCCGGCAGCATCGCCACACCGCGCAGCGCGTGAACCGGATCAAGATCGGCCCCCGGCCCCTCCGCCTGCGCCGGTCGGCATACCTCAAAGCTGAATTGCGGCACGCGGGTGCCGAAGGGCGTGAGATCCAGATCCTCGATCACCACATAGGCGGTGCCGCGATAGGCGGGCACGGTGCCTGCCCCCTCCACCGCCTCGATCAGCGGATCGGGTAGCTGATCGCGGCTACCCGGATAGACCCGCATGTTGAGATCGTCGGGCGCGATTTCGGTGCCATCGGCCCAGATGCGCGCGACGCGGGAAATCTCGCCCTCGCACAGCGCCAGCGCCAGGCTCACAGAATAGCTGATCTCGCGCACCGTGGGGGTTGCGGGGCGCGGGCTGCCCTTGCCACCGCCGCCGCGTCCGCGCGTGACGCTCACGCGCTCGCGGAACTCGGTGGCCCAGATCACCTGCCCTCCCACGCGCATCCGGCCATGGACCTGCGCAATGGCGTCGCCCTCGCCCGAACCGGTCAGCCGCAACCGGCCCACGCGGCCCGTCTCGACCACCTCCGATCCCTGCCCCAGCAACCTCTGGTCGATCGACCGCCCGATGACGGCCCCCGCGAACCGGCCCAGCGCCACCGACGAGATACCCAGAACCGAACCGCCCACCGCGCCACCGATGGCCGCCCCGGCGGCAGACAGAAGAATCGTTGCCATGCTTATCCCTCCTCAGGAAAGGCAAAGCGCGCCACGATCCGCCGCCGCCAGGGCAGGCTCAGCGCGCTTTCAACCACGCCATGCCCCGAATAGGCATGGACAAATCGCGCGCCCCGCCCCGCGCGCGTGCAAATCCCCAGATGCTTGGCCACCCCGCCGTCGCGCATCCGAAACAGGATCACGTCGCCCGGTGCCTCGGCCCCCGGCGGCTGTGCCACCAGATGCCGGCCGGCGGCGCGCCACAGCGCCTCGTCGCGGGCGGGTTCGGACCAGTCCATCGAATAGGCGGGGGGGCGCTCGGGCTCGGCCCCCATCACCTCGCGCCAGACCCCGCGAATGAGGCCAAGACAATCGCACCCCGCGCCCCGGCACGCCGCCTGATGGCGGTAGGGCGTGCCGATCCAGCCGCGCGCGGCGGCCACGATCCGTGCGGCCTGCGCGCTCATCGCCTGCGGCTCCCACCGTTGGGTCGTGGCGATTTCGCCGGGTCGGTGATCACCCAGTCATCACCGGGAATGTCCGGGAATCCATGGAAATTCCGCAGGTTGTCGAACTTGACCTGACAGGTCTCGCGGCGCTTGTCGCACCCCGCCTCGATCCGCAGCGCATCGCCGGGGGCCACCTCCGCCGCCAAGGGATTCCACAGCTCGATCACCCGCGCGGCCCCCTCCATACGGTCGCGTTTGATCATGCCCTGCAATCCCTGCGCGGCACCGCCCCGCACCCTCAGCACGCCGTGCCGGAACCAGTCTTCCGCAAATCCGGCCATGTCCGCAAAGCGGAACACGCGGTTGTCCGTGACCTCCTCGGCCGCGCGCTCCGAAACATACCCCGGCGTATCGAGATCAAACGTGCACGCGCGATCCCCCAGAACGGCGCTGCAACTCTTTTGATAAACCCGCCCCAGCGGCACGTTGAGCGCATCGGTCAGCCCGCGCAATTCCGCCTCGAACGCGCCGCCCGCGCGGCGGATATCACCGATCGTCCCGGCAAAGACCGCCACCCGCTGCGTCACGTCCTGCCAGTTGACGATCCACGCCCGCACGCCCGCACCGTCATAGCGCCCGGCCTCGATATCCGCCTCGTTGATCGCCCCGTCCGACAGCGCACCCAACGCCTCGGTATTGTTGACGGCCAACCCCGTGCCCGCCGCCACGGCGCGCGCGCTCATCCCCGTCTCGGGGCGAAACCCGATCCCGTCGAACCGCAGCGCGCGGTCATGGTCGGTGAACCCCATCACCACCCCGTCGCGCCGCGTCAGCGCCCAGGCCCGGCAGGTGGTGCTCACGCCCTTGCCCAGATGCGCGGCCAGCGCCTCGGCGCCGGTCATACCCGGACCTCGACCACCGGCACATTGGGCACCTCGCCGGCCTGGAACGACGCAAGGCTCACCTCGATGCGGTCGGTATCGAACCGCACCGGCACGTCAAACTCAAACCCTGCCGTCACCGCCACATCCCGGTTGGGCGGCTCTGAAAACGTGACGATGCCGGTGGTGTCATCCACCTCGTAATGCACGCCCTCGCGCATCTCCACGCCGCCAAGGCCCATGCGCACGCTGCCCGCCACCGGCTTGACCACCGGGCGCACGGCCTCCTGCGCGCCGGAACGATATGTCTTGCACAACTGAAACGCCAACGAGGCATCATCCCCCACCCCGATCCGCTGATCGTCGAACGCGGGCGCGGCCCCGGCGCGGGACGATTTGAAATCGCTCCAGTCCTTCCAGCGAAAGCCATAAAGCTGCCCCTGCCGCGCCTCGAAAAACGCGATCAGCGCCTCGATATCCTCAAGGCTGCGCAGCGCCACCCCCGCGTCATACCGCCTGCGCGCCTGCGCCCAGGGGGTGTTGCGCTCCTCATAGCCGCTGGCCAGCGTGACGATCTCGGTCAGCCGCTCGGGCCCGCCGACCGAGCCAAAGCTCAGGCTGGCCGGAAACCGTATCTCGTGAAATCCCATGTTTCCCTCCGCTTACCGGTTCCGCGCGCCGCGCCCGATCACGCGGCCAAGCTGTGCTGCGATCTGCCCCTGGCTGCGGCGGAACCCCTCCACATCCGGGGTGCTGACGTTCATCACCACGCTCACGTTTCCGCCCGATTGCGCCCGCACGCCCAGCCGCCCATCCGCCCCGCGCGACAGCGGCAGGATTGCCTCTGGCCCCGCCTCGCCCATCAGCCCGGCGCGCCCGCCGCGCATCGGAAACGTCACCGGCCCGCTCACCACCCCACCGCTGGCAAAGGGCATGACGCGCCCCTGCGCGAAACCGCCCCCCTTGGCAAAGGGCAGCAGGCCACCCAACAGCGCCCCCACACCCTGCGACAGCAACCCGCCCACCTGGTCGGTCACGGGCCGCACGGCGTCGTTGAACGCGGTGTTGACCATCGTCGTGGCCAGCCGCCGCAGGCTGTCGCTCAGGCTGTCGCCCTGCACCACCGCGCCGCGCAGCGCCCCGCGCAGGCCCCGGCTCAGGCCCCGCTCCAGGCTCTGCACATCCTGGCCCGCGGCGGCAAACCCGCCGCGCACGGCGGCCAACTCGCCGGCAAAGGCGGCGGCCATCGCGCCCGCCTGCCCCATCGCATCGTCCAGCGCCGTGATCTGCGCCTCCAGATCGTCGGCGCGCTCCAGCTCATCCATCGCTCGTCTCCTCTTGCGTGTCGGGAAAGGCCGCGAGCAGCGCCTCCAGCCCCGCCCGCGCCATCGGGCGCGGCCCGCGCCCCTCGCCCAGCATCAGCCGCAATTCCATCGGCGTCAGCGCCCAGAACTCCGTCGGTCGCAGGCCCAGCCCCTGCACCCCCGCGCGCATGAGCGCGGGCCAGTCAAATCGCGTATTACTCACCCGTCCTCTCCCGGCAGGGCAAAGGCGCGCGCGAGAAGCTGCGCCGCCGCCCGCGCCGCCGCCACCGGCCCGCCCTCGATCCCGGCGGTCAGCAGATCGGATGCCTGCCCCTCCCAGCCGCCGCCGCGCAGCCCGGCAACGATCACCGCCAGCACATCGCGCGACGAAAACCGCCCCTCCTCGAACCGCGTCACCAGATCGACAAGGGAATCGGCCCCCATGGCGGCCTCCATTTCCGCCAGCGCCCCCAGCGTCAGCCGCATCACGCAAGCCTCGCCGTCCAGCACCAGCGCCACCTCGCCCGCATAGGGGTTGGCCACCCCGCCGCTCACAGCGCCACGAAATCGAGCCGCCCCGCCGAGGCGAGCGACATCTCATAGGTCGCCTCGCCGTCATGGGTGCCGCCATACTCGATCCCGGTCACCTGGAACGGCCCCTCGATGGTGCCGAAATCGGGGATGATGACCTGGAAATCCGGCATTTCCCCGTCAAAGAAAATCTGCCGCATCCGCGCATCGCTCGCGGCATCGCGGAAAATCCCCGAGCCGCTGATGCTGGCAGATTTGACACCCGCCCCGGCCAGCAACTCGCGCCAGCCCCCCGCCGATTCCAGGCTGGTGACATCCACGCTTTCCGCGTTGAAGCTGACCCGCGTCGCGCGCAGCCCCGCCACCGTCTGGAAATTGCCGCCGCCATTGAGATCGACCTTGATGAGAAGGTCCTTGCCGTTCTGAACTGCCATGTCTTGTCTCCGTTCTCAGTTGGGTCAGGTGCCGTCATCCACGCGCGCCCGGAATGTCAGGTCGATCCACCGCCGTTGTCCGTCGCGGCTGCGTCGTGCGCGGGCACGCAGAAAGCCGAGCGCCACCAGCCGCCCCCGGTCGAGGCTCAGCGCCGCACCATCCAGCGCATCACTCACCGCCGCCGCCGCGTCCTTTGCCGCAAGGAACCCGGCGGCCGCGCTCACCACCGAGACGGTGACGCGGTGCTCTGCCCCCGCGCCCGTGCCGTCGCCGCGCGCGCGCACATCCTCGGGGCCGAGGACAACATAGAGATCGGGCACCGCCCCCTGCGGCGCGGCATCATGGATCGCACCGCCCACCAGCACGGACAACGCCGCATCGGCAACGAGGTGCTGCCAGATCGCCGCCTGTAGGGCCGCCGCCATGCCATAGCTCATGCCACTACCTCCTCTTCGGCCCAGAGGGTCAGGTATCCCGCCCCCGCATCGCTCTCGGTCACCGACAGGATGTGAAACAGCCGCGCACCATCGCGCAGCCGCTGGCCGGGTTTGGGCCGCGAGGGCGCCCCCTGCGGGGCCGCGCGCACCGTGATGCGATAGCCCGCGCGCCCCAGCCGCAGCCCGGCAGCCCCCAGGTCACGCCCGGTGCGCGCATCAAGCGCCGCCCAAAGCGTGCCGCGCACGGTCCAGACCTGCACGAACCCGCCCGCGCCGTCGGGCGCGCGTTCGGGCACCTCCAGAACCAGCGGGCGGTTGAGAACGGGCCGCGCCATCACCGCGCCCCCCCGCCCAGGATGCGCACCTTGCGGTAGCGCTCGATCAGGCTCGCCACGCCAAAGGGCATACAGCCCTCGCGCAGCGCCGTCTCGGCGCGGTGCTCGTAGTAATGCGCCGCCAGCAACAGCACCGCCTGCCCCAGGTCGGCAGGCAGGTCGCCCCAGCCCGCGCCATGGCCCGCGCGAAACACGATCTCGGCCACGCCGCCCGTGGGCACCATCGGCAGGCTGTGCCCCGCAGGCCGCAGAACCGGGCGATGCGCGTCGCGCTCCAGACGGTAGAGCGCGGCGGCGACCACCTCTTCCTCGTCGGCGCGGTCACGCAGCACCAGGCTCAGGACAGCAGCCACCGGGGCCACCGGCAGGGGCTGCCCGGTGGCATCCTGCCAATCATGCAGAACCCATGAAAAATTTCTCTCGATCAGCACCTTGCCGGTGCGCCCCTCGATCGCGGCCAGCGCCGCGCGCAGAAATCCCTCCAGCACGGGATCCTGAATATCGTCATCCGCGAATCCGGTGCCCAGCCGCAGATGCGCCTTGAACTCCGCCAGCGGCAATGCGGCATCCGGCACCGCAGTCTCTTCCATCAGCAACATGGACATCTCCATCATCCCGAACCCCTCCGGCTCTTGTGGCGCGTGCCGCCCGGCCTTGCCCGGACGGAGGGGAAGCTGAACAATGCCGCGTCATGCGGCACGCGCCCCGGGACGGGGGCAAACGCGCCCCCGCCCGCCTTCACCGCGCGCCTCAGGCGACGGCGAACCGCAACAGCTTGATCGCCTTGAAATCGCTCACATCGCCGCCGACGCGCTTGGTCGCGTAGAACAGGACGTGCGGCTTGGCGCTGAACGGGTCGCGCAGGATGCGCAGGTCGGGCCGCTCGGCCACCGTGTAGCCTGTGCGGAAATCGCCAAAGGCGATGGCATCGGCACCCACGGCAATATCGGGCATGTCCTCGGCGATCAGCACGGGATAACCCATCAGGCGCGCGGGCTCGCCCGCCGCCAGCCCGTCCGACCACAGGAACCGGCCATCGGCATCCTTGAGCTTGCGCACCACGCCCGCCGTGCGTGAATTCATCACGAAACTGGCCCCTGCGCGGTATTCCGCCCCCAGCGCATAGACCAGGTCCACGATCGGGTCGGGGCCGTTCAGGTCGCCATCGACCCCCGTGGGCACGTATCCAAGGTTGCCCCAGGTCCATACGTCATTGTCCACCGCCGGACGGCTTAGGAAACCACGCGGCTTGTCCACCCCGTCGCCCGAGATGAACGCCGCCGCCTCGGCGCGCGCAAAGCGGTCGGCGATGCGCGTGGCCAGCCACCCCTCCACGTCAAAGGCGCTGTCATCCAGCAACCGCTGGCTCGCCTTGGGCAGCGCGCTCAACTCGTGCAGAGGGATCGCGATACGGTCGATCTGCGGCGTGCCGGTCTCGGCGACGCTGCCGGTCTCGCTGGCCCAGCCGTGGCCCAGCTCGGTATGATCCACCAGCACGTCGAACGACGTGGCCTCGACCGCCACCACATTGGCAATCGCGCGGATCGAGGCGGTGGAATTCATCACCGACAGGATCGTCTCCGAGGTCTGCGGATCAACCAGGTATCCGCCCTCGGCCGCCACCGAAGTGTTGAGCGCCTTGCCCTCCATCTCCAGCCCGCGCAGCCCGTCATCGTTACCCGAGCGCAGATAGGCATCAAACGCCTTGCGGTGCGGCGCGTGCATGTCAGGGGGGCCCGCCAGGTGCGGGCGTGCCTGCGTCAGGCTCTTGCGTTCGATCATTGTCATCTTGTCTTCCTGCTGTTGAAACCGTGTGGTGATTTCGGCCCGAAAGCCGGTGAACTCGTCGAGAAAGCCGCGCAGGGCCTCCCCCATCTCGGCGGCCGGAGACATATCTTCCCCGGTCCGAGCCTTTGTCTCGGTCGTCATCGTCAACTCCTCTCGGTTGCGGGTCGGCGCTAACCCCGCGCCATCTCCCGGCGCGCCGCGCGCAGCACGGCGGCCATCTCGCGCATGGCATCGGCACCGGGGCTTTCACCCTTGGCCGCCACCCGCGCACTGGGCAGCATCGGGAAGGTCACCAGCGACACCTCCCAAAGCTCCAGTTCCTGCAAGAGCCTCTGGCCCTTCTCGTTGCGGCTGGCGCGCAGCGTGCGATAGCCGATGCTCAGCCCGTCAAGCGCGCCCGCGGCGATCAGCGCCCCCGCCTCGCGCGCCCGCGCCACATCGCCCAGCAGCCGCCCCTTGACCCACAAACCGCGCCCATCCTCGCGCACCTCGTCCCAGACGCCGATCGGCTCGCGCGGGTCGTGCTGCCACAGCATCCGCACGCGCCGCCCCTCGCCCGCCAGCCGCTTGAGGCTCGCCACATAGGCCCCCCTGGCCACGATGTCGCCGCCCTGGTCGGGCGCATCGAACAGGCTCGCATAGCCCTCGATCGCGCCCGCCTCCGTGACCCGCAGCGCATCCGTCGCGCCACCCATGAATTTCCGTTCCAGTCCCGTCTCCATCATCTCGCCCTTTCGCCTCATCCCGGCAGCGCCGCCAATATCGGCTGAAACGCCTGCACCAATACCGCCGCCACGACGCCGTAAACCGCCAGCCACAGCCGCCGCTCCAACCTCTCCACCGTCGCCTCCAGGCGCTCCAGCCGCTCCACCATCGCGCGATGCTGCAACTCAGAGACCCGTTCATGCGCCTCGAGCCGCAGCGCGGGCGCGCAATCGAACGCCTCAAAGCCATAGCGCGGCGGCGGCGCGCCCTCACTCATCCGCCGCCTCACCCGGCACCGCAGGCAGGCCCAGCAACGCCCGCTTTTCCGCCGTCGTCAGGAAATCCGCGCCCGCCACCCGCGCCCATTGCGCATCGCGCTCGGCCGCCAGCGCCGGCACATGGTCGAGATCGGGCAAAAGCGCCAGCGCCTCGCCGGTGAACGCGTTGAGCCACGCCGCCAGCTTGGCGCTCACCCGCGCCACCAGCGGCAGCACCGTCAGCCGGTAAAAGGCGCGGTTCGCCTCCTGGTAATTGGCATAGGTCGCGTCACCGGGTATTCCCAACAGCATCGGCGGCACGCCGAAGGCCAGCGCGATCTCGCGCGCGGCGGCCTCCTTGGTCTTGTGAAATTCCATATCCGAGGGGCTGAACCCCATCGGCTTCCAGTCAAGCCCCCCTTCCAGAAGCATCGGGCGGCCGGCATTGCGCGCGCCCTGGTGGTGGGTCTCCATCTCGGCCACCAGCCGGTCATACTGATCGGTGCTGAGCGCACCCTGCCCCTCGGCCCCCCTGTAGACGATCGCCCCCGAGGGCCGCGCGGCATTGTCAAGCAGCGCCTTGGACCACCGGCTTGCCGCGTTATGCACGTCCAGCGCCTGCGCGGCGGGCTGCATGGGCGACAGGCCGTAATGGTCGTCCTGCGGGTGAAAGCTCTTGATATGGCAGATGCAGGGCGCACCCTCGCCCAGGGTGAATCGGTGCTTGCGCCCGCCGACCTGGTATTCATAGGCCACCGGCCAGCCATCGTTGCCCGGCACCACGCTCATCCGGTCCGAGCGCAGGACGTGCAACTCCAGCGGCAGGCCCGCGCCCGCGCCCACCGCCTCGACATAGGCGTTGCCGCTCAGCAAAAGCTGACCGTAAAGCGCCTCGAACAGCTCCGCCCGGCCCTGCGCCGGGTTCGGCGCGGCCACGAGGTCCAGCATCGGGTGCACCGCATAACGCCGCGCGGCATCCTGCAACACCAGCGGCAGCGCCGCCGCCGCCTCGGCGATCATCTTGACGGCGCGAAACCCCACCGGGTTGCCCGCGAATCCGCTGCGCGTCAGGCTCACCGTGTCGCGCGGGCTCCAGGCCGCGCGCCCCGACCCGCCCCAGGCGATCACACGGCCCGCAGCACTCGCCTTCTGCTCGGGGCTATCCACCGTCTCTGCCCCTCCTTGCCGGAAAAAATCCAGTATCATCGCTCGCTCCTTCGCCTCGGCGCTCGAAGGGCATCAGACGGGCAAAGGATTAACAAAGATGAACCGCACCGCGCCTTGATCCTGCCGGAAGAATCGCGGTCCCCGTTCCGGAGTCGCATATCAACGCAGGTTGTGCCCACGACCGGTGGCGATGAGATGCGCCATCACACCGCCCGCCCCGGCACGGCACCAGCCAGCATCGAAGCGGCACCCGTCACCCGGCGCGCACAGCCCGCCGCTTCACCCCGGGTTATTCGTCCAAATCCAATTGGGGAGGTTGCGTGCGCCTGAACGCGCTGTAGAATCAGGCTGTTAAAACAAACTCCGCAGGCAGCCACGGACGCACGCATGGGTGAAAACCTACG